CCTACGGCACACCCTCCGATGTCGGCGCGGCGGCAAGCTCGCACACGCACTCGGACGCCACACAGTCTGTCGCTGGCTTCATGTCCACGGCGGACAAGACCAAGCTGGACGGAATTGCTTCGGGCGCGGAAGTAAACGTCAACGCCGACTGGAACGCATCGAGCGGTGACGCGCAGATTCTTAACAAACCGACCCTCGGCAACAGCGCCACACTCAACACGGGCACAACCGCAGGCACGGTTGCCACTGGCAACCATTCCCACGAACTAACCTCCCTCGCCGCCACAGGCGCGACCAACGGCCATGTGCTGACGGCCAATGGATCGGGCGGGGTAACATTTGCGGCGGCATCTGGAGGAGGATCTGGCGGCACGAAGACCTACGCCGTCTTCACTGCCGAACACAACCAGCCGCCATCGACCAGCTTCGCCACTCTCGACACCCGCAACAGCATCGCCGTCCTCGACTTCGATGACGCCTCGACCGAATCTGCTGTCTTCGTCGGCATCATGCCCGAAGGCGCATCACTCGGCAGCGGCTTGATCGTCAATCTCGACTTCATGGCAACCACGGCCACCAGCGGCAACGTGCGCTGGAGTGTCGCCTTTGAGCGTTGCACGACCGACCTCGACAGCGATTCTTTCGACACGGCCACCGCTGCCACAGTTGCGGTTGCCTCAACCTCTGGTGTGGTCGCCGTGGGCAGCATCACTTGCACGGCCATCGACGGCATCACGGCTGGCGACTTGTTCCGTTTGCGGGTGCAACGGCTCGGAGCAGACGCCGCAGATTCAGCCAGTGGGGACATTGAGTTGGTCGCAGTTGAGTTAAGGAGCGCGGCGTAATGGCTTACAATTTTACAGCCGCGAGCAGTCAGTATTTGTCCACAGCTTCCACGCCTGTGACCAGTATGCCATTAACAATCGCTGCATGGTTTAATTCTAATGTATCAACAGCGCAAAGAGTCATTGCTCAAATAGGAAACACGGCTCTGGCTGGCGGAGAAGTGTATCGTCTTGTTATACCCTCAGGCGCTCAAGTTTTGCGGGCCATTTCATTAAGCGGAGGCGGATTTGGCGGAGCAACAACTTCCGTTCAAGCCGAGACAGCCTCGGGAACGGTAAGCAATCAAGTGTGGAATCATGGCGCTGGAGTATTTGAATCCACTACCTCAAGAACAGTATATTTGAATCACTCAACGTCTGCTTCAAATACCACATCATACTCGCCTCCCACTGTTGCCAACATCCATATAGGCGCAAACCTTACGAATAACACATCAGCGGCAGCGACTTGGTCTGGATTATTGGCCGAAGTCGGGGTCTGGTCAGCCGCCCTCACCGCCGATGAGATTAAGTCACTTTCGGCTGGCATGACCTGCGACAAGGTGCGTCCGCAGTCTCTTGTCTTCTACGCGCCCTTAATCCGCGACCTCCAAGATGTGCGCGGCGGCTTGACCATCGCCAACAACAACAGCGCGACAGTCGCCAACCATCCCCGCGTTTATGCCTAATCTCTACTACCGAATCAGCGACCCCAACGATGTCCGCGACCTTGGCGAGCAGATGGCCTCGTGGCAGCTTGCCGACAATCCCAAGCGTTTTGATTGGGCTGTAGTCCCCGAACCGCCGTCACCAAATGCCGTGTGGCAGGATGGGGCTTGGAGTGTGCCGCCTGTGGCGACGATGACCGCAGAAGAGGCTGTCAGCCAATACTTCTCTCCCTACCAGACGCTCGCCCTCCAGCGTTTTGAGATGGCATTGCTCCAAGCAGGTAGGCCCCTCGGCGCGAAAATGACCGCCTGCAAGACATGGCTGGAATCCGTGATGCTGGGCTGGGCGATGAATCCAACGCCCGCGCCTGCGGCCAACTTCGGAAGCCCTGCGGCATCGTTTGAAGAGGCTTCAAGCGAAGCGGTTCAGGATCTCAACAGCCCGAACCCCGAACCCTGAAACCCCGAAACATAATAGTCGCCTAGAACCCCGAATCCAAATATACTAAATAGAAATGGCCTTACTCTCCGCATATTACCCCCAGCCCGTAGTGGCAGGAACCACCGCAGGAACCTATGCGGAAGGTAATGATAGCCGTATTGTTGGGGCGGCACAGAAGGTTGGGGGTTCAGATATAGAGATTACCGATGCTTCCAAGGGTATTATTTTTCGGGATTCTAATGGAGTCCGTCACAGATACAGGGCTGGAACTGAAGGACAACTTATAGAGGAAATTGTGCCATGAAATATTTTCTAATTATTTTACTTGCTTTAGTTTCGGCGTCTTACGGACAGAAGCAAACTGTCATGGTTAACACAAATGGTGGAGTTGTTTTTCCAACAAATTTTTGGCAACAGGCTCCAATTTCCACAAATGTTCAGGAGTTTATTGGAACCAATGCTTTTGGACAAACCAATGGATTTCTTCAATTTGTTACCCGCCGTCACGATGTTACTTATCCACAGCAAACCAGTTGGACTCCAATACCAGACACTTATGCTGGAGTGACACCACAAGGCAGGCTTTGGTTGGCAAATTCCGATCCAACAACTAATAATTCCGTTTCTTTAGCTGTCTTTAGCAATGTTTTTAATCTTTCGCAGCAGACAAATTTAATAATAACAAACGCCAATGCCGCACATGGAGGTTATAGATATAATTCTGAACGCAATGTCATGTATGCTAGTGGCAGGAATGACCGAGTTATTGGAATTAATCCGACCAATTATTCTGTAAGTATTATTTCAACAAATGCTGGAGCCCAGCATAGACCAGCTTTGATAGTTGGTGCATTTATGTATGTCTCTAAAGGTGGTGCCCCTTCATCAGAGGCTATTAGTAAAATCAATTTAACCAATGATGTACAAGTAGATGTTGTTACCGTAGCGCCCACAAATGCTAATACGGCTGCAATCTATCGCATGGAAACCAATCCCGCTGGAACAATTTTGGCGGGAGCAATGACGGGACTAAGTGGATCTAATTCTGTTTTTTGGACAATTGCACTTTCAAACTTTTCAGCAACCAGAACCTCAACAACCAATTTGATTTATAATGTTATTGGTGTAAATGAAAATTACGCATTTGTTTCTGGCAATCCTAGTGGGGCTTATAATTTAACTAACCATGATTTTATAAATATGGGTAATTTTTCGTATAGCGGAGTTTATAGCACAAATGGCAATGTGTATTTTTTTGGAGATGGTGAAATTTATCAATATAATTTAAACAATTCAAATAAAACCACTTATTACACGGGAAAATTTGGAGCAACCGATAGATTGCAAGGAATGGCAGAAATTGACGGAAAAATTATTGCAATAGATGGAAAAACAAATATTTACGAATTGCAATTTATACCATCGGTTTCTTCTCAAGAAATGAATATTAGCAATGTGGTTGATGGTGCATCATTGCCACTCGTGACCAATGTTTCTATTTCCAACAATTATCCGTTGTTGAATACCAATAGGAATGCCTATTATGAAATTAATCCGCTAGAAACAAATAGAAATGTTTTAAACACATCATTAATGGAACAAGGAAATCAAACAATATTTCCAAATGGATACCAATTTACAATTCGTAACAACAGCACTTCTAACAACATTAATTTTTTAAGATTTCAAGGAAGCACTATTACAACGATTCCTCCCCAACAATCAAAAACGTGGGTATTGGTAAACCCAGCATCTACAACATTCACTAATAGGTGGAAACAAATTTACAGTCGCGAAGAAATGGGACTTGGCGGCGGTCTGTCAACTAACCGTGTTTTTGTTTCTTATAATGGAACCAATTACACCACTAATACCGTTACCATAAGCAATGGGATTATTACGGGATGGACGCAATAGTCTTTGACTTAAATCCCGAAACAATTTAACCTACTTATTATTAATGGCTAATCAAGACGGAAACGCGCAACTGGAAAACCTGACTGAGGTAGGATCTCCACCGAAAAAACGCATCAAATCATCCGATAGCCTTGTTGCAATCGCTAACAAGTATATCGAACAAGATGAGGATGCGGCGTATCTTCGGGCGCGGGCGCAAGCCTTGGTCAACGGCGAGGCCCCCTACGATGCAGAAGAACTGAAGTCCAAGGGACTGACCCATGTGGTCAATGCCAACTTCGGGGAAGCCAATGCCATCATGGAAGCCGCCTTGGCCCCGTATATCGAACTCCAAAACGGGGTGCCGCGCATTGCCAACGTAGTCATGGACTCCTATCAAGGAGACTCCAATGAAGACTCCGAGATCATCTCTGAAGAATTTGACTGGATGCTCAAAGAATGGAGCGACCATGCCTATAATATGCAACTTCTTTCCCGTGAGTTTGTGGGTGACGGGGTTGGGGTTGCCATGTGGCCTGACGAACGCTCCATCTTCTGGGAACCTTGCGGACTCAAGGATTTTAAGGTAGCTCGCGATACCAAGGTATCAGATGAATCTATTGAAGTAGCTATCGTCCAACGCTCCATGAGCGTAAGCGAGCTTTATCGATACATCCGCAATCCTAAAGCCGCGAAAGAACTTGGCTGGAATCTCAATGCGGTCAAGCAGGCCATTTGGAAAGCCTCGACCAAGCGGGATCAGTGGAAGAACTACACCGCCCACTGGGAAGATTTTGAACGCGAGATTAAAGAGAATGACCTCTATGCTGGGGAATCTGCCTACCACCGCGCACAGCTAATCTATGGCTACAACCGTGAATTCGACGGCAAATTTACCCAGCTTATTGGTTCCCGTGATTCTTCGGACTTCCTCTACGAGCGTTATTCCCGCTATGGAAATGTGAACCAGTGCTTTGTCATCTTCACCTACGGAGTGGGACAGGGAACATTCCACACGATTCGCGGACTCAAGCAAAAGATCTACAATCAGATCCAGATTTCTAACAGGGTTCTTTGTCAGTCGGCCCAAGCCGCCATCACGGCAGGACTTATTCAATTACAGGGTGACGCCGAGGCCATCCAAGACTTTCAATACATTGAGGTCGGGCCTTATACATTCATCCCCAGCGGATTGACCCCGATCCAACTTCAGCCTCCTTCGATTGCTACTCAGGGTCTTCCTGTTTACAATCTTATGAGCCAAGTATTACAGAACAACACTGGAAGCTATCGCTCGCGTCAGGCCACTCCAGATGGACAGGCCCGCTCTGCCACAGAAGTTGTTCAGCAGGCTCGCCAAGAATCCACCCTCAACGCCGCAGCACTGGAACTTTTCTACACTCCGTATAACAAGCTTCTGACCGAACAATACCGCAGAGCCGTCAATCCCCTCCTTACCGCTAATGATAGGGGTGGGCAACTCGCCCTTGAGTTCCGCCGCCGTTGTGCGCGTCGAGGAGTTTCTATTGAGCGTATGCGCCAGTTTCTTAAAGTCACGGCTTTCCGCGCCATGGGCGATGGAAGTCCCGTAATGACCGAGATGGCAAGTAAGCAACTCATGGAACTCTATTCCTTGATGGACGAGAAGGGTAAGGAAAATACTCTACGCTCCGTCATTGCGGGAATCTCTGGTGTGGGTTGGCAGAAGGTTAACCTCTTCGTTTCCGACAAAGGCCCGCGCCGTGTGGTTGATTTTGACATCGCCAACCTTGAGAACGGCAACCTCCGTCAGGGTATTCAGCAGATGGTTCACGATAGCCAGAACCACGCGGTTCACATTGAGGCCCATATCCCGATGATTGCCGAGATCATTGAAGCCCATCGCCAGCAGCAAATGACCGATGAGCAGGCGATGCAGATCCTTCGTCCTGCCGCAGACCATGTGACCGAACACCTTGTTCTATTCTCCAACAATAGCTTTAGGGCGCAGGAAGTCCGAGAGCTTCGTCGCCAACTCCAAAACCTCACTGCCTACATTGACGAGCTAGAGCAACAGGTGATCAACCGCATGATGGCACAGCAGAGCCAAGCACAAGAGGCTGCAATGCAAGCTCCGCAGGGACAGATTGATCCACGCACCGAAATGGAACTCCAGAAGGCCCAATTGAAGCTTGCAGAAATGCAAGAAAAGCGGATGATGAACCAAGAAACCCATCAGCAAAAGATGGAAACCATCCGTCAGCAAATGGCACTCAATGATCTAAAGACACGCAGTTCTATTTTAGAGAAGACGGCAAGACCCGCAGGCCGACCACCGCTTGCAGCAACAGCGTAAAATTTACGACATTTATACTAGACAAAGATATAATCTGAGTATAGTTAGGATTTATTAATGGAGTGGACAGATCAGGATGCCCGTGAATGGGCCAAAACTTGGGCGATGCCCAATATGCAGAAGGGGCTTAAATTTATCTCCAAACGGGTTCGCCCGAAGCGGAGTAGTAGTCCTGTCGCGCAAGGTTTCGATCTGTCGCCCGTGTTTATTAAGAGCGCGGGTTTTTATGAGGGCAGTCAAGAGGTTATGGATCTCATTGATACCTTGGGTCAGGGTCAGGTAAATAAACCCAAATTTGACTTGCCAGAACCATTCTCCCATATAACTTCAGAAGAACAAAACCAATAACTAATATAATACTACCATGGCTGATATCCTTAATTCCGCCCTCACGGGTGAAGCAGACTTTGCTGGCACAATTTTTGGCGGCAAAAACCAAGAACCCGTAGAACCCACGCCGAGTGAGACGCCTGCACCCGAAGCTCAAGAACAGTCCGCCACCGAGACTCCGAAAGAAGAAGCTCCCAAAGAGGAGAAAAAATCTCCCATCAAAGCGGAACCCAAGGCCGAAAAGAAACCCAAGGCCACCAAAGAGGAGACTGCCAAGGCGGTAGAAACCCTTACCAAGGAAGTTGCTTCGGAGAAGACTGAGGATAAGTCAAATGAGAATACTTCGGAAGACGATCTTCCGCTCAATCCCCACTTTGCCGACAAGCCTGTGGCAGACAGGCCCGAAGGCGATGATTCCGAGAAGGGGATCTCAAGCTGGAAAGAAATCAAAACCGAAATGAAAAAGGCCCGTGAAGAGCGGGATCGTCTCAAGGCTGAATTGGAAGCCACCAAAGAGAAGGTTGGCAAATATGAGGGTGAAACAGTCAAGAGTCTCCAAGAAGAGCTTGAGGGCTACAAAACCCGCCTTGCCGAGCTTAATCGCGAACTAAAGGCCGCTAATTTTGAAAGAAGCCCCGAATACGTCGAGACCATCAAAAAGCCCCTAAGTGGCCTTCAGGGTGATTTACGAGCCATTGCAGAAGCCAATGACGCCGATTTCTCCAAGCTCTGGCAAGCTTTGACGGAGCCCGATGCCCGTAAGCGCATCGATTCTCTGGAAGATTTGACCAGCGACTTCAAACGCATGGAGCAACTGTCCATCGTCAAAATGGCCGATAAATACCATGAGTTGGCACAATACCATGAACGGTTCCAGAAAGAAGCGGAAACCCTCGCGGAAGCCGAAGCCGCCCGCAAGGCCCAATCTGAGCAAGAGTTTATTGAGAATGACCTCCGTCTTCAGAAAGCATTTACTGCCAAAACTTGGACAAATCTTGAAGATCGCTACTCTTTCCTTCAAGAAATCGACGGACAGGATGAGTGGAATAGTCACATCCGCAATGCCAAGAAGAATGCCGCAGAAACCAACTTGGATCGCTTGAGCGTCGAAGACCGAAGCGCCATCCTCGCACGGGCTGCTGTTGTCCCCTTCCTTGAGTCGGCAATTAATCATTATACCTCCCAGATGGAGCGGATGAGTGCCGAAAAGGATGCCAAAATTAAAGAACTTCAGACTCAACTAGAAGGACTGGTCGGAGCCACCCCAAGCTTGGGCAAGGCCACGGAAACCGACAGTAATGATGATGGGGACGAAAATCCTGACAGCCTGATGAATTTCGGAAAATCTATTTTCCGTTAAAATTCTGCTATTGACAATTTAACGCAAATGTAATAGTTTGCGCTCAAGACTTAAATCCGAGTTGGTCGCGGATGCCTCGCTGGCGGGTTAGCCTTCAAAATTTGTAGCCGTAAATCTCTGGTCGCGGCCCAGAAACTCAACCGATAGACGGGCATTTTATGCCTTGATATCAAAACTAACCCATAAACCAAATAGAAATAAAATAATATGTCAGCACAAACTGCTACCACTTGTGAGGCTATTAGCGACCAGTTTCAACGCGAGACTGGACGTATCGCTCTTGGCACTCATCGCTTGGGTCTTTATAAAGATCCGTATCTTCGTTTTGTTACCCAGTCGGCTTTCCCCGACAACATGGGCAAAACGATCACTAACACCATCGCCCAGCGCACGGTTGCCACTGGCAGCGGCTGGGAGGAAATTGGCGTGACTGGTGAGTCTGGTCAGGACAACTCCTGCTTGGCTCCCGTCAAAAAAGTCGGCTATGCCTTCGACCAAAAGACCTTTTCGCTCCGTCATCAGGCGATTGAGTCGGATTGGATCTGCTTGGAAGACGTTCGTACTTCGGCCTTCCCGATTGATGATGTCAACAACTACATCAAAATCCTTGCCGACAACGTCAACAAGGAATGGATTGAGCGTTATGACAACGACTACTATGCCGCTGTGACGAAAGTCTCTGTGGAACCTGGCCTTGCCGAGTCCACGGGAAGCTCGTTTGGCTCGTTGCCGAACCCGACCTCCGTCCTCACGATTGGCGTCCTTCGTGAACTCTATGATCGTCTCTACCAGAACAACGCTGGTGATGACGGTGATGCGGTTACCGATGATGGCTCGCCCGTCTTCAACGTGTTTGCCGAACGCGCCACGATTGAGAACCTGATCAAACTCAACGACGATGTCCGTCAGGACATTCGCTGGAGTGATCGCGTTAACGATCTGCTTGGTGCCAACGGTTCCTCGCTGTTGCCCCGCAAGGCTTACGGTGGATTCGTGTTCCATAGCCGTCCGTTCCCGAAACGTTTCAACGATAACGGTTCTGGTGGTTATGTCGAAGTTGCTCCGTATATCGCTACGAGCGGCGCGACCAAAGGAACAAAGTTCATCATCAACCCCGCCTACAAGGCTGCGAAGTACACCTCCACGGTGATCTTCCACCCGAAGGCCGTTGAGTGGCTTGTCCCGAATCCTAACCTCAAGGTTGGCAAGCTTGTCTATGATGCTCAGAACTATCGCGGAGATTTCCGCTGGATCAATGAGTACGACAAGAACTGCAACCCTGACAAAAACAGCGGTTACTGGCGGGCCAAGATGGCTTGCGCGGCGAAGCAGATTTTCCCCGAATTCGGGTTCTACATTCTGCACCTCCGTTGCAACCTCGCGAACGACCTCGTCGCCTGCCCTAGCGGCTCTGGCTACGGATACTTGGTCTAATAGTTAGGCTCCCTTCATCAAGGCTTGCCTTGGAGTAAAATCTAAGGCAAGCTCTATGAGGAGAGATAACTATTATGAAACTAACTATACCTGAAGGATACACCCTGCCCGAAGACGTTGCCGATGGCGACACGTTTGAGGAACTTGTTACATTCCGTGTGGACGGCGATTCGCTGACCCCCACCATGTTGGCTGGCGTCGAGATTGCGACTGAAGAGGCCGAAGACGAAGAGGATGACATGGAGGAGGAAGCTGCTGACGAAATGGAAGCTAATGTTTCCCCGATGCGCGGAATGGGCGAGCGAATCATGGGCATGGCCTAACCGTTGGAGAGTCCATAGACTATGGCTCTTCCAGCTTTAGATGCTACGTTTGCTTCGGCGGCGGATCTGCCCCGAAGGATGATGCTTGCCAAGTGGCTTGTTGAGGAAAAGGGAGAAACACAGGCTCCTTCTTCTGTTTTGGTTTCAGGAATAAATGAAACAGGAAATGGATCATATTTATATGATGGAAATCTTAATGGAAAGCCATCTTATAAAAAATCTGATGTTATTTTTATTCAGTGGGATGGCGGATGGACTATAAATATTGATGGAGATGTTCTTTCATCTATTTCAAATGTTGCCTATCCTTGGCTTGCGACAGGATGGTTTGGAGATATCGATGTAACTAATCTTGTAGTTACTGAAGTTTCAGCAGCCAGCCCGATCTCCAACTACTACTCTCTTCCAGAACGCTATCTCTGGGCCAAGATCGCCGTAGCCGTGGGAGCAGATAGAACTGAAGCAGACTATATTAGCCTTCCAAAAAACTATGTATGGAGCGATATCTACAGGGCATTAACTTCTGAACCAGATACATTTCTAGACTGGAATGAAAAAGAAGCCTTGGGACATATTGCCGCCGCTTATCGCGGAGATACGGGCAACCCCGCAAACCTAGCCACATATATTGACTGGCCTTGGCGCTATCAAGTGGCTTCAATTATTACGGCGCTATGAGCATCCAACCCGTTAGAAATGAGCGAGGCATAAAACTTACGATGAGTGAGTTGATTGCTGGAACAGCCCTGATGGTTACTTTGTTTTCGGCGCTTAACGGATGGGTTGTCCTCCCAGAACAGATGAGAGCCATACAGGGCAATGACGCCAAACAAGATGCAAAGATCGAATTAATCCAGAAAGACGCCCAAGCGCGTTCCGAGACCTTGGCCCGAATTGATGAGCGCACAAAAAGAATCGAAGAATACTTGCAATCCAAGGGCTTCTAATCTAGCTTTATACCATATGAAATCATTCTTTGCCAAAATCTGGGGAATTACCTCCAATGTCTTCAACTTCTTCCTTCCGATTCTTAAAGAGGTTGCATCCTCTTCGGTTGCCGCACTTTTGCCGATTGCTTTAGAGATTGTTGAGTCTCTTGCATACACGGACAAAACTGGGGCACAAAAACGAGAAGCCGCTGTCAAAAAGCTCACTACCGAAGCTAGAAAACAGGGCATCAGCGCCTCTGAGTCCCTGATTCGTTTTGCTATTGAATCTGCTGTGCAGCGTTATAAATTGGATCTATGAAAGACAAAATCCCTGCATTCCTAGTTTCCAAAGCGGGAGGCGTTATCACCCCTCTTGTGGCCATGGGCGTAGCTGCTATTGTATCAAAGCTTGCTATGATTGATCCCACGCTGGCCGAATCCGTCGATCAAGTTAGCCTTACGGGATTTATTGTGGCCTTGATTCTGGCGATTGTTAACTACATTACCAACGAGGTTCAATCCAAGGGAGTTAAACAGATTCAGGCTTTGGTTAATACAACCCAAGATGGCATTGTCGGGCCGATTACCTACACTGAGGTTCGTCGGGCCATCAAGGTTCCCAAGATGCCCAAGCCTGTTCGTAGAAAGAAGAAATGAGGCTATCCCATGAAACGCTCAAAGCAATACTCGTCAAATCCCCGCCCCAAGAAGATCGCAGAAATTTCTTTGTCCGTTTATTCAGTTCCGTCCGACTCACAGCCAAAATCAAGCGGAGCCATGATGGAAAGATTGCCCGATCCTTCGGAGTCCGAGGTGGAGCGGATTTTTAGGAATTGGGATATTGGGCGCAGGAAGTGCTGTTGGTAAAAAATGGAAAAGCCCAATGTGGCAGTTGATCCTGAAACTACTTGGGCTAGAATCAAAAAGTGGCCAAGCGCCGTCCTTGCAGAGTTTGCCATCCGTATCCAAGTCGAACTCCATGAAAGAGCCGAGCATCAAAAAAGAAAAAGATCAAAGCGCAGTAGAAAAGCTGGTTAAAATAGCACTGTCTCAAGTTGGTGTTAAAGAGTCTGGCGGAAACAACAACGGGGCAAAGATCCGCAAGTATCAGACTGCTACCAATCTAAAACCAGCTTCTTGGCCATGGTGCGCTGCGTTTACGGGATGGGTTATACAGGAATGGCTTAAAGATCCAGAGGTGGTCAAATGGTTGGGGCTTAAGGTTATGACCCCAGAAAAGTGGAGGCCCAAGACAGCCGCCGCATTTGGATATATTAAATGGGCCAAAGACCGCCCCGCCACCACCAAGGTATTGGGCGAGAGGGACAGGCCGCAAGTCGGTGATCTGGTTGTGTTTGATTTCTCCCATATTGGTATTGTTACCAAGGTGAATGCTAAAAATTTTCAGTGCGTGGAGGGCAATACCAATGGCAGGGGAGATCGAGATTCCGTTTCTGGTGACGGCGTTTGGCTAAAAACCAGAACTCCTTCACTTGTAAGATGTTACATTAGAATCAACCCATCAACAGCAGTATGAAAGACGGCGAAAAACCCCGAAAGAAAAAGAACTACCGTAGGCCCGAAGCCAGAGAGTGCCCCTACTGTGGCTCAAAAAATATTGAACAAACGTCAATCAAGCATGTCGGAGTAGTCAAGACATGCAAGAATTGCAGAGAACAAATCGACTGATATGGCATCTCATGACAAGAGACTCCAGAAGGTATTGGACAAGCTGTGTCGCGATTTGGTTGAATACTTTGATTCGGGCTTTGTCGTTGCCACTTTTCAAGATGGCGGAGAAACCAAGAATGCATTCGTCAAGTTTGGTAATGATTACGCTATTGAGGGCATTGTATCCAACATCCATGACATCCTTTATGGGCAGGAAGAGGATGGGGACGATGACGATGACTTGGATGACGGGGACTTGAAAAAGGTTATCAAAGACTCTTAACAACCACACTAACACAATACATGACTACAGTATACATCTGTGGCCCTATGCGCGGCCACAAGAACCTCAATCATCCTGCATTCTTTGAGGCCGAAGAGGCCCTAATGAAGGCGGGGCACAAAGTAATCAATCCAGCAAGGATGGATCAAGACCTTGGGCTAGATCCCCACAACTCCCAGATGGACAGCAAGTTCATTGAAGAAGCTGCCAGAAGAGATATTGATGCGGTTTTTGAATGCGACGAGGTGGTACTCCTTCCCAAATGGGAGAAGTCCAAGGGGGCTAGAGCGGAAGTGGCTGTTGCCCAATGGCTGGAAAAACCCTTGCGCCTTTATCCATCAATGGTTAGATTGGAAAAAGAAGATGTGTGCGACATTGCCAAGCGCCTTACTTCCTATGATCGCCAAACAGACTATGGAAGTCCGATTGAAGACTTTACCAAACAGGCCAAAATGTGGGGGGCCATTCTCGGAACCAATGTAACCACGCAACAAATTGCCATGTGCATGATTGCCGTTAAACTTTCCAGACTCACCAATTCGCCCCGTCATCGCGACTCAGTCGCAGACATCTGTGGGTATGCGCGGTGTTTAGATCTTTGCAACCAAGCAACCTCTCTATGAGTAAAAAAATAGCAGTCCTATCGGACTTCCACTGCGGACATAAGGTCGGTTTAACCCCTAGGGGATATCTCCCCGAAGAACCAGCAGAAGAGCGGTCACGCTGGGTTAATGCCAATAAAGCCTACTACAACTGGTACAACCAGAATATCCGCAAGAACGGCCCCTACGATATCATTTTTCTGAATGGAGATCTCGTAGACGGCACTGGTAAAAAGTCGGGCGGAACCGAACAAATCACCACCGACATGGAGGAGCAGTGTGATATGGCGGTCAAGATCATCCGCGAAATCCCGAAAACCAAAAACTGCAAAATAGTTATCACTAGGGGAACCCCCTACCATACAGGGGATGCGGAGGACTGGGAAAACATTATCGCAGAACGTGTAGACGCCGCAATCGGAGAGCATGAGTGGGTGGACGTAGAGGGGGTTATATTTGACCTTAAACACCATCCAGCAGGCTCAAGCGGCATTCCCCATGGTCGGCATAGCGGAGTGGCCAGAGACCGCCTCTGGAACCTTATATGGGCCGAAAAAGAACTACAGCCAAAGGGAGACATCTTTATCCGATCCCACGTTCATTATCATAACTTCGCAGGAGGCCCAGACTGGCTGGCCATGACCACCCCAGCCTTACAGGGATTTGGCTCCCGTTTCGGATCCAGACGTTGCACGGGCATTGTTGATTTCGGATTTGTAATTTTCACCGTAAACAAAGGAACATACACATGGCAACCCATCATAGCAAAACTGGAAGAGCAAAAAGCTCCAATGATAAAATTGTAGTCCCGTCATGGGATGAGGTATGGGACTCGTTTGATATCCGAAACCAAAAGACCACCATTGAGGCGATGAACGCCGAAGGATGGAGAACAGTAGATCAGGTAATACAAAAAACTGGACTATCAAGCCCTCGCATTTACAACATGATGCGAGAGGGAAAGTTTGAAGCAGTCAAAAAAAAGGTTTTCCATGCTGGAAAAACCAGAGACATTAACTTTGTCAGGCCGAAACTTTAAGATCGCCAGTTTTGGTATCGAAAGTTTTGTAAAGTTTGTATAAAGCCTCTGGGTTGTGGCGACCAAGAGAGTCAATTGTCCTGCTCATTGTATCCACTCTTGATTTGCCGCCCATTAGGTGACAATACCCCTTGCGTTCGGCATCGTCTTCAATGCTGTTGTTGTCCAAAAATGTCATTACTGGTATTTCGTTTTTATTGGCAAATGCAGTAAAGCAAAACTGCTCATATATTATAGCTTGTCCACTGAACGGCCTTCCGTTGCCAGCACAGCCAAAAATATCCTGACAATATTGGTGGCATTTTTCCAAATCAAAACATCCAAAAAGACCCATATTGTGTTGTGTCCACAGTTTTTGGGTTGCCCTTTCTTCGGCATATTCTGGAAAAATGTGGCCATTATTTTTGGCCATAAAGTAAACAGACCTAATATGATCCTGTTTGTCTGATGACGATTCCAAGTTTTGTGTTAAAAAGCCAGAGTTCCAGAGTTCTAAATTTGGATTTTTGTAAATAAAAACATCATGGTCAATGTGCAGAAACGGTTCGGATTGTTGTGAATAAGACATTATCTTATTCATTTGCCAGTTGTAATCTCCGAACTGTTGACAATTCTGGTGAACTATAGACACATCGCTAAACAGTTCAGACAAAAACTCCCCCATATCTGGAGTTGTTCTTATTTCAATATTGTTAAAATATTGTTTAGACAGAGTGACCGACAGCAGCAGACAGGCTCTGTCGAAAAATTTATTACAGAAAAAGCTGTTTGGAATATAAGATCCAACGTCTTCAAAAATTGCGGTGTATACAAGTTTCATGGTATTGTTCCTAGTGCCGATCCAGATCCTATTGAAATATTAAGTGCCGAGATGTAATTTGTTGTCTGATCCATTTGCCTTGATGTCAGGTCAAATAGCTTCTCTGAAAAAACAAGCCTAGATCCTTGTGGCCCGCTCGGAGCATATGGACTGTTTCCCCGAATAAACGCTTGAGGGTCTTTTGTTCCAAGGCCAACAAATGCTGGACTAGCTTTATATTGTGGCAACCCATCCATTATATCATTTAGACGTATTCGCTGGTTATGTGTGCAATAACAGCCGTGATTCTTACCAATCCATATTTATAAGATTGTGAATCTATGCTGACAATGAAGTTGCCAGTTGGAAACTGTGGATAATTTGTTGCATTAGCCGTCTTTGGATAAAAATCTATTTCGTTGCTTGTGATGTCGGCAAACGCACTGACGTTGAACGGAGGTTCAACGGGAATCATTACACCGCTGGGCAATGTGTTGTATCCAAGTGATGGAGCGTTTCCAAATCTTATAAGGCTATAAGTGTACCAATTTTCATTGGTTGGCGAGCCAGTTCCAAATATCCTGTTGAACGTAAGGCTTGCGTGGAGTGTAGGCGGAATATTGATGATGGAGGTTTGAAGAGATGTATCATAGCTTCCAGAAGAAGAAAGCCCGCTTCCACTTGATGACGATGTCTGTGATCTTTGTTGTCTATGAGATATGTTGGCCCCATTAAGCGTGATTGTTACTGGTTCTGGCTTGATTGATGGCCATAGTGACGCTCCAGTTTTGGCCATGATTTGGGCCATCGTGGAATTATTCCTGTCCAAAAAGAAAACATAACGTGTTGCGGGAACCGTTCCTGTATACCCGTTGATAATATTTGGCCTTACGGAATATGTAAGGCTTGCAGAAGCTTGTGCCGAAGCATTGAAGTCGTTTCCAACGCCCTGTCCAGCGCCAGTAGATTTGCTGTATGTTTTGATTATATCAACTGATACAAGCCGATCTGGAAGATTGACGTTTACAAAATCCGCAATTTGCCATTCTTGATTCAGTGCCGCATCCCGAAATTCTGAAATATCAAAATTCCTTTTTATGGAATGGAATACATCTCTTGGCTGGATCTCTGTCCTCGGATCTCCTACTCCAGTATTTGGTTCTACAAATTGCTGCGTGAACGGGAATACAATATCCAGTTCTTCATCATAGCTTTGTCCAGTAAGCTCTGGCGGCGAAGATAGCTCAACCTCTCTGGTAACAAACTTTCCGTCACCCAACGCCTCTTTTTCGGCTGTCACCGTTCCATAAGCTGGAGATATATTTACAGAAGCGCCATAGCGTTCTGTGACTTGGGCAATGCCACCGCCCAGTTCTGTGGTATAGGCTTCTCCTTGGACAACACCTTCAGCCGCTGGATCGCGTTCTTCAGTTCTTACCCTTTTGACAAACTCTGTTACTTGTTGTTCTGATTTGGAAATTTCGCTTCCCGCCAAAGTAATTGAGCTTCCAACATTTCCAGCAACGGATCGCTCAACAACGGTGGACGGAACATTGGCCCTAAACTTTTGGGGAGTAACATCTGGTTTCTCAAGGCTTAGTGATTTGCCCTCAAAAACACTGGGCGAGTCTACAATGCGCTCAACAAGCGATTCTGCGTCTTCGCGAGAAGCCTCAACCGTTCTTGTTGCCGTTGGGTTTGGCGCGATGTAGTCCAAGGCCGCTTTGCGTTGCGTTGTGACCGTGACAAGCTGTCCTTGTTCGTTTGTTACATTACCAATAAGTTGCGGCCCATCTACGGAATATGTCTGAACAATCTTAAATAAAAGAAATTCGTTGTATGGTTCGTAAGAAGTTTGGGTTATAACCCCATCAACATTCTCAAGGCTTCCAACCTCTTCGCCAGTTGGAACAAACAATTGACGGCGTTCTTGGACGGCTCCGCGAGAAGCATCGTAAAAATCCCGATCCCGAATCGGAAACAGAGAATTACCATCATCGTCAGTCTTGATCGACCAAGATTCCTCAATCTCGGTATAGACAATGGCTGAACCCTCGCGGGCTTCGTAGGTAACACGTTTGTCAGCGGCAAGGCTGGCTACCTGTCCTTCGTTTTTTACAGAGCGGCGTCTGCCTTGAATCGGGCCTAGATCATCATCATAGCGAGTAAACGGAACCCAAGGAGACGGGAGAATTTCGTAGACATGAGTGACAACTTGGTCTCCACTAGTTGGTTGCGAACCTGTAAAGACATGGTTGGGATAGCGTTTGCTATCGGGGTGTGGGCTAAGATCTTCTGGAACCCTGTATCCAGCGGTTCTGGGATCTAGGCGAATCGCAACTATTGGAAAGTCACGATCATTAGCCGCATAGGAAGCGGTGTAAAACTTGTTGATAGGCGGGTAGTCGGCCATGGAGAATCCCGAAAACTTACTCTAAAAGATAGTTGGCGGCAAGATGATTTTCCGCTTGCATTGGTTGATGGGCATGATAGATTCCAGCTTGGAAGGCGCTCGTCTTCCTGTTTTCATGTGTGTGGGGCGGGGTCGGGCTAAAAACTCGGCCCCGCTTTTTTTTTGAACGCTTGACAAGATCGGTTGTCGGATATAACGAACATCTACCTATATGGCATATCAATCCAACCAACCCAAAGCACCAGTCCTCTCACACTACACGCTCGCGAAAAATGGGCCCAAACTTGTAGCCGTCAAATCACCCCCCAAGTGGGTAAAGAACAATTCGTTGTGCGTTATCGAATTGATTGTGGATGGCGCTGCCCATGTATATTTTACTGAGAATAAAGACATTGCGTCGAAGTTTCAGCAATATGTTGGCAAGTCTGTAGTGCTAATTGCCTCTGGTAATTCCAAGCAAAAGACCGACTCCATGGAAATTCAGCCTGCTGGGGTTCCAGCTTCCAGCCTGCCAGCGGCCAAAAGTGCCCCGCAATCATCCCAAAAGCCCGCAGAAAAGGTTATTACTGCTCCAGCCCATCCAGACAAGGAAGCCAAGCAATTCCTCTGTCAGGCGGCAAATCTGATGCGTCTATGTGTCAAGAAGGCCAATGATATTGCGGTGGAATTGAATCTTCCAGAGCAGCATCGTCAGGGAATTGCAACCACACTTTTCATCAATGGTGATAAGCAGGGCTATATTTCCTCCATGCCAATCACGGCATATACTCCCGAACAACTTGGCTTCGGGGCGAGCAAGGCCGAATCCCTGAATAATCCACAGGCAAATGACTAATGAACGAGAGCGCGGCATCGAAATTCTGTCGCATGATAAGGGATCATTCCTCGTTCAAAGTCGGTCTAATCGCGAAGACTACTACTTGGTGGAATTCACTACCGATGAAGCGGGAGACGTCACAGGATGTTCCTGCACTTGTTCAGGCTATCACTTCCGCAAAGAGTGCTTCCACATCCGATACCTCTGTAAACTCTTGGGCGTCGAAACGCCGAAGTCAACAAACAACAACCAACTAGAAATAGCAGTAGTATGAAGAAATCCAAAGGAGAGAAAAAAATCAGCAAGGTCATGCGTGAGTATGGCAAGGGCAAACTCAAAAGCAGTTCTGGCCAGAAGGTCAAGAATCCCAAACAGGCCATCGCAATCGCACTCAGCGAAGCTGGCAAGAGCAAGAAGAAGGGCAAGTAACACTTTGGCAACGTCAGCCAGCATTGCGGGTCGCAACCGTGGGCTACAATGGCGTGACAGCAGGAGAGACTGCACATTTTTTGAACGAATCAACCATACACCTGTCAAAACACATATGAGCAACATCTGCCCAAAATGCGGATCAGTAATGGTCGAAAAGCCGCCAGAGCAAATCTATTGCAGCTATCCTCCGCAGTGGGACTCCGTCATGTGGTGCGGATGCGGCTACACCGAAGATCGCGGAATGGTCTACGGGAAAACACCGCAAGAATACCTCCGCGAGACATGGGAAAATATTAACAAACTGAATAAAGTATATGGGCAATAAATCAAAATATTTTGAACTAGAGATAATATTCACTATGCTATTTTGGCTTATTGTGCTTCTCTTATTGAAGCAGCTTCCGACTCTAGAAAACCAACAAAATGACACTAGATCAAATCGACAGATTCATGCGCCTTCGGGAGCGGACGTTCGCGTTCATCCGCGAATACCTTATGAAGGAGCCTCATTGCAAAATATATGAGGGCGAGTTCAGCATTGTCTTCCCAAACTATTTCGGGAATATCCCTTGGATAATCAAGCTTTCGTGCTATGTTTTGGGGCCAGCCCGTCACTATGATTGGGGCGGTGATTCGTTTGAAGAGTGCTTGGACAAGGCCGAAAAAGACATAGACCAATGGATCAAAGAAGAGGAGGAATGGCTTCGTGAGGGTTAGTAATATTTTTGGATTGCCCCAGCCGTTCGTTGACTTGGTGAGCGAGTCTTCGTATTCGGCGGGGGAGGCTGATATCACTACGACAAGTCTCTTCCAGCCCCCGAAAATTCGGGAGTTAATGAAGCGGCACGGGGATACGATTACAGAAGATGCTTCGGATCGCGTGTGGACAATGCTTGGAACAGCCAACCATTACGTTCTGGAGCAGATCGCCAAGAGGAATCCCGAACGCTATCTAACCGAAGTGAGGCTCTATCTCACGGTGGACGGCGTGAAGCTCGGAGGCCAGATCGACCTCTATGACAAGCAGGAGCAAGTCCTCTATGACTACAAGGTCAGCGGTGTCTACAAGGCAATGAGTGATGATCGTTTTGAGTGGACGGCACAAGCGGCGGTCAACCGACTGCTACTAGAACACAATGGCTATCCAGTCAAGCGTTCTGCCATCATTCTCGTAATGAAAGATTTTAAGTTGCGGGATGCGAAGATCAAGGCCGACTACCCGAAGTGTCCTGTGGTAGAAATTAAGCTGGATGCATGGAAGCCCGAAGAAACATTTGCATATATCAAAAGTCGGATTAACCTCCATCAACAAGCTAAAGACCTTACTGATGACCAGATCCCGATCTGCACCGAATCCGAACGCTGGCGTGTCCCAGACCTCTATGCCGTCCTCCCGAAAAAAAGAGCAAAGCGAGCGGTCAACAATGGGACTTACGAAGACAGACTACAAGCTGAAGCTCATGCCAAGCGTATCGGAGGTATTGTTGAGGAACGGCTTGGGGAAGATAAACGTTGCGCGGACTACTGCCGTGTTAGAGCCTATTGCAACTACGGAAGAAACCTAAAAAAATAATTACTATGAGCAAATCAAATAGAACACAATCAACGCTAAAACGTCTTGGACTTTCTGGCGTCAACAAGCCAAAGCGCACACCGTCCCATCCAACCAAGAGCCATGTTGTATTGGCTAAAGAGGGTGACAAGACCAAGGTCATTCGTTTTGGCCAACAGGGAGTTAGCGGTTCTCCCAAGAAAGAAGGAGAGTCAGAGTCCTATCGCAAGCGCCGAGAATCATTCAAGGCTCGCCATGCTTCCAATATTAAAAAGGGCAAAATGAGTGCGGCATATTGGGCGAACCGCGAGAAGTGGTAGTGATTTAAAATCAACGACTTATGAAAAAGAAATCCAAATCAACAGTCAATGCTGCTGGCAACTATACAAAGCCAGCAATGCGTAAGCGCCTTTACCAAAAGATCAAGGCTGGAACCAAGGGCGGGGACAAAGGCGAATGGGGCGCGAGAAAGAGTCAGCTATTAGCTAGAGAATATAAAAAAGCTGGTGGAGGATACAAGGACTAAAAAATGCACAATGTGCAAAGAAACCAAACCGATTTCAAAATTCAGAAGTCGGGGTGGGGCAATGTCGCATTTAGTTAAAAGTCGCTGCAACTCCTGCCTCTACAAAGAGCATTTAAGGTGGACAAAAGAAAACCAAGACAGGGTCAGGGAATATCGACAAAGAGACAAGTGGACGATAGTAAAAAGATGCAAGAGGCACGGAATATCTCCACAAATTTTAATAGAAGCATACGAGGCGCAAAACGGACTTTGTCCAATTTGTAAAAACCACATAGAGCTAATGGGAAGCGCAATTGATCATAACCACAATACTGGTGAATTTCGTGGCGTTCTGTGCAAAAAGTGCAATCGTGCCTTGGGTCTGTTTCACGATAGTCCCAATGTCTTGACAAGGGCAGCAAACTACCTAAAAGAGAAAGGAAGCTATTCAAATCTATGAAAAAACCACAACAATCACTCAAGAAATGGACAGAGCAGAAGTGGCGCACTTCGGACGGTTCGCCGTCCAAGGGCAAAAAACGCTATCTTCCTGATGCTGCGTGGAGCGCATTGTCTCCCGCTGAGAAGGCGGCAACCAATCGAGCCAAGGCCAAGGGCAATAAGGCTGGAAAGCAATTTGTCAAACAGCCAAAGAAGATTGCACAGAAAACTTCAAAATATCGCTGACAATGAAGCCTCATCCTGACGATAATATCTTCAAGGTCAAAGAATTCATCAACGAACTATCCAAGGTTCAAGAGGTCTACTTTGAAAAACTCTGCAAAGATCTTGAGATCGAAGAAGGTCATCTTAAAGACCATTTGTTTGACTACATCTACAACGAAGACAAGTTGATTACCTTCGGAGAGTATCTAGATGAGTTTGGTCATGGAGATCTTTGGGACGGGCTGTGACCCTCAACATCTTCACGATTGTCCTTGATGGCTCTCCGTGGATCGGGGCGCAGTTTGCGGAGTTGTGCCGTCTAAAAGACATTGACTGGCATTGGTCGATTGCCGAGGGTGCGGCTATGCCCGTAAAAGATACGGGCTGGATGGGGAATCAGGCGGGGAAAGTGTCCCATGACGGAACCCATCAATTCCTTCGGGGTCTAGCATCCCACCCCCGAATCACTATCAATTTCAAGCCAGAGTGGGGCGGAAAGAACGAGATGATCAATGCGGCGTTGACCGCATTTAAGAAGGATGGGGTATTACTTCAAATGGATAGTGATGAGCTTTGGACGTTTCACCAGATGATTGAGTTGCTTTATCTGTTTGAGAAAAATCCCGAAGCCAACACCGCTCAGTTTGAGATGGATTACATGCTTGGGCCTAACATAAAGTCAACATCCACAGATGGTTATGGCAATAGAAAGAATGAGTGGATTCGGGCTTGGCGCTATAATGTGGGGATTTGGATGGAACGTCACGAACCCCCCGTGTTCAATGGTAACAAGGGCAAGCTGCTGGATCGCGGCAAGACATCAATGACTGTTGGCAAAATTCTCCACATGGCGTGGGTGACCCCGCAACAGGTGGCCCAGAAACAACGTATCTACAAAGGTGGATACGAGAATGCTTGCGAGAATTGGGAGAGACTGCAAAACAACACGGAGTGGCCCGTTAAAGATCTAAAACAGTTTTTGCCATGGGTGGGTAGCGGAGCTTCGGCAGATTTACTTTTTAAGCAATAATCCGCTATTGACCTTCTGTTGCGAAGGTGGTAATTTCTTTGCCAATTATGTCGAGTCTCACAATGGGCTTGGCTGTCGAGAGACTGCCAGCCTCCGTCCATCCTCAACCAGACCCTCCCGACCTTCAAGGATTTGATGGTCAGGCCGAACTCCGAAACAATATTAATCGTTTCTGCGAACGTGTAATCAGCGAGGGTAAATGGGTCGGAACTCTGGTGCAAGCGATGATCACGGCCTACGAGGACGCCAACGACAACAAATTTATCACCATTCCCCGTCATCTAGAGACCTGTATTCGGGCGGGCAAAGCGGGCTACAAAACCGTAGCTGTCCAGAGCGAGTGGTATCAATATCTTCCTCAAGGGCGCGGCATCCGCAAGACTGACGAGAAATACTACGGCCCGATTCAAGACATGGGCGAAGGGTTTGTTACATTTCGGGACATTGAGACGCCGTCCCAACTTACCCTATCTAGCAGCGAAACAGAGTGCGCTGGAAGCTACATCTGGATTCGTGGAAAGGACTCAAATGGGAATAAAATTTATTCTACAGTTGATGGAGAACGAGTGGAGGGAATTCGTCTTGACCTTGGAGACGGAACCCAAACCACCTCGCAGACATTCAAGGAAATCTATTCTGTCGAGAAAACCCCTACCACGGGCGTCATCTCCCTATCGGCTGGGGCAACCACCTTGGCCAAGTATGAGGCGGGCGAGCGGGCCATAAGCTATCGCCGCTATCTGGTGGATCGCAATTGGGACGCCGTTCAGGGTATCTTTAAACGCAAGCATTGCTGGGCGATTAGCGACAATGACCCGCTTTATCCTGACTCACTGGAAGCTATCAAGCTAGGTCTTATGGCTCTGAACGCCGAAGAAAAAGCCGATGTCGAGCGCGGACAATATTACATGGACAGAGCAATTTTACTTCTCAACGCAGAACTAAAAGAGTATAACGCAGGACAAGAAGGGGTTATGCAAATAGCTCCTTGGCTAACTCGTAGACTCGTAAACATGACTTAATATTATGGCAAGACGAAGAAGGGGCGATGCTCCACAATACTCACCACTACCACAATTCACAACGCCAGAAATGGCTTTGCGTGGTGAGTATTCTGGATTTGGAACAGATCCAAGCGCAATTTATTCGTTTCGCAGCCCGCAAGGTGGCGGACAACTAAGTGGTTTGACCGCTCCTGATCGATTAACTCCATTAAGGGGATCTCTTGCTTATCAACAGGCTGGCATGGAAAGAAAACAAGAAATGGAAAAACTTGTCGGGATGGGGCTTCCTGCACAGACAGATATCAATAAGGTTGAAATGGTTGGAATTAATCCGATGGGGTTTGGCCCAATTTATCGCGCACCCCGTCCACAGCCATTTGGAACTTTTGGATCAATTGGCATGAATACAAATGAAGAGCAGCCAGTGTCATTGCCTCAAGCCCCAGCAATGCCAAGCGGTGGCCCGCAACCAGCACAAGGAATGACTCCTCCTCCAATTGTTCCAGACAGATCTCTTGGAATGACGGCTGAAAGTCCTATGGCATTTACTGGATTTGGGAGAAACATTGGAGAATCCCCATATAGCACGCCCGCAATTCCTCAAACTATTCCTTCTCCGATTCCTCGCGAAACAACGTCTTCGTTAACATCATTTGCCAATGTTCCAAGATTTCCTGTTCGTGAGGAGTCTTTTCTAAATAGAACAAGATAATAAATTTAACCAATGGCCAACAGAGAACAAGAGATGTTGGAGCGGGTTCAGCGTGATCCGCGCCGTCAGTTTGGCTGGGAGCCTTCTGCTTTGGCAAGCCCAGAAGAAAAGCGAGCTTATCAAGCATCTATCTTAA